TATCAATGGTATTCTGTTGCATCGCAACTTGTTGCTCTGCTATCTGTAATAAGTGCTCACATTCTTTCTGATTATCTTTAACATCCTTTACTCTATCCTTGAGTAATAGATTCATGCGTGAGAAGATTTGTATGTCAAGGAGGTCTTCGATAACCTCTCTTCTATGAGGAGCAGAGAGTTGCATAAATGGCACGAAAGTGCTACTCCCCAGAATAACAACCTGAGTAAAAGACTTGAAATTAAACTTGAGGATGCTTTTCTCAAGATATGTTTGGTAATCTTTGCTTGCTGCATCTTGGTCAAGCAACTGACCGTTACGATATATCTCAAAGACATTTGGTTTTATACCTCGTATGACTTTATACTTGACACTACCAATATAAAATTTAATCTCAACTACACATTCTCTTTCGTTAATGGTATTGATAAGTTGTCTTCTGATTATTTTTCTAAATGGTTTATTAAACAGGACAAAACACAACGCATCAAGCATGGTAGATTTTCCTGCACCATTTGACCCTAGAATTAAATGTGAGGGAGCATCATCTATTTTGATTTCAGTGAAAGAATTACCAGTAGATAAAAAATTCTTCCAACGAATCTCTTCAAAAACAATCATTAATTATGTGGGTCGTATGTTTTTAATAATACGTATGTTGCTACAATGATAGCAACGATTACGATAAACATTATCATAGAGTAGGTGGTGGGATTACAATATCATCGGGAGTAATGACAGAAAATTTATATCCATAATTCTTACAACTCATTTTTACATCATCATCGTCCATGAATTTGACGTTTAATTGTCTTGGATAGTCATTGTCCTTCAACATTTCATAATAGCGTACAGCATCATCTTTGTCAACAAAGATTTGGACAACTCTATCAATAGTGTTATCATCTCTTACAGCGTATACTCCACCAGTTTTTTGGTCAGTTAAAACAAATGCCATTAAACTTCCTGTGCCTCCATATATAAAGACTTTAGAATACCAAATATTTCATGTCCATTATCAAAATCAGATACACAACTTTCTAATATGGTAAGTGTATCCTCTACTTCAACATCAATATCTTCATCCATGTCATAACTCATGTCCTCAATAATTTTGAGGTCTGCGAGGTCTGCTTTATGTAAACGTCTTACTGTCTTATCAAAATCAAGTTGGTCTGTTTTGTCTTCAACGACAAGTTTTACATAAGTGCCTTTGACACTATCAATTTCTTCGTCAGTAATTCCAATATCACTTCTATAAAATAATTTACTGAATGTATTATAGGGGTTTTTTATAAATTCTAATTGGTAATCAGAAGTATTTAGTATGTGAAACCCTCTTTCATGTCCATAATCATTCCAATAAAGTTGGTAGGGGTTACCCAAATATACTATTCGGTCTCTTCTACTACGCATATGGTAGTGACCACTACAAGTTAGTTTAAATTTTTTAAATATATCTGGACTATCTCCATGCTCCATTGTATATCCAGGTACAGGAGAAAAACCATTCAACTCTAGATGACCCATGCAGTATTTTGCTTTAGTCTTTTCAATCATGTCTAGAGTTTCTTTTCTATTATCATCACATATCCATGGCACTAACATCATTTTCTTACCACCAATAGTCATTTCAGTAGGATTACTGACTATATTAATGTTTTGATATTGTTGTAATAATAATTCTGGTGATGATACTTTTAATGTATTCTTGTAGTAGATATCATGATTACCTATCAGACATGTCATACGAATACCTCTATCTGCTATGGGTTTAAACCACATATCATGGGTATAATCAAGAGAATTAAAATTTATATATTTGCGTCTGTCAAATGTGTCACCAAGATTTAGTATCTCGGTAATTCCATGCTCGTCAATATAAGGTAATACTACATTATCATAGAATAACTTATACCTCTGTAGATAATATTGATTATCATTTCTAACACCAAAGTGTTGGTCTGTGATGATTAAAACTTTACTCATGACGTGACTTTCTTCTATGATACACTTGTAATACCATACAAGTTATTATGACAAACCAGATGATAAATCTATCAATCATACAAAAATACTTGCAAGTGGATTAACTTTTTTGATTCTATCTTCTGCCATTCTAACATACTCTTCATGCAATTCGCAACCTATGTAATTACGGTCTAGACTCTTAGCAGATACTGCAGTAGTGCCACTACCCATAAAAGGGTCTAAGACTAGGTCACCAACAAAAGAATAGTATGTAATTATTCTATCACTCAATGCAGTTGGATAAGGTGCTAAGTGTTTTGATTTTGTTTCTGGTGGAAATGACCAGACATTTGTCCTTTCATATCCATCTTTTACTTTTGACTTCTCCGTTATATCTTCATCATATGAGCGGACGACTTTGTCTATCAAATGACTAGATGGTTTTTGAAATACAAATATAGTTTCAGTAACAATATTAGGTTTGTATGCTACAGGTTTTCTATGTTGAAAAAAATTACCATTACGATTGATAGCAGCACCTTCTTGTTTCAACCATACAATGTCGTCAATATATTTCCAACCCATACCCTGCATAAGACCAAAGAAGTCAAAAGTTATTGGCAATCTTCTGCTCTCATGTGCTCTTGATTCACGAGATTTTATGACAGGAGATAGATTTACACAACACATCCTACCCTCTTTAGTCACACGATATACTTCGTGGAATACATTGAGTAAAAATTCTAAGTAGTCGTTATACTCAGGCCATGTTGAATATGCTTTTGCATTATAATAAGGAGGGGAGGTGCAAGTTAAGTGCACGCTCTCTCTGTCAAGAGTTTTGAGAGTATCTTGACAGTCACCAAGCATGATTTGATTCATTAATTACGCATGTTTGTTTCGATTCTACTCTTAATACTATTCATATTAGAGGAATCATCATTACTATCTGAGTGGAATACTTGCTCGTAACCATTCTTTTCAATAAGTTTGTCTCTTATATCCATCTGTCTTTTTTCTTTTGCAATTCTGCGTAGAAATGCAAAGTAAACTATTTGTGTAAAATACGCAAAAGGATTTTTGGATTTAGTAGGGTCAAAGTTATCAATATACTGCACACAATTTTCTATACCATCAGATATCATATCTTCTTTAAACATATAGTTTATAAAGTTGGGACGATATGATAGGTGTGTTGCTATTTTTAGAAAACATTCACCAAGATAATGTGGAATGCGTGGTTTCGGTTTGTCAAGTAAACGAGCTTCTTCTATAGACTGACGATATTCTATAATCTTCGCCAGAAACAATTTGTTATCTACATAATGCTGTTTTCTTTTTGCAGGCATTTTACGCATACAGTTGTTTGTATCGCTCACTTATTATAGTGGACGATTGGGTTGGTTGTCAAGCTTGACAGGTTACATAATGTGGTGTACACTAACCGTGTAGCGGTTCAGAAGGATTACTTTAAGTCTTTTCTCCATTGGTCTTCTAGTCTCTTTCTCATCTCAGAAACTTTGCCGACGAGACCCATATTTTTATTCATATTAACTTCCCAATTTGCGTCGTCGTCGATGCCCTGCTCTTTTCTTAACCAGAGTTTATACATCGCTTGCGCAGCAAATGACATTGGTGCTACTGAAATTATATCTGCCTCTTGAAGGATAAAAAATTCTTCATCACTCCACATCATCCACTTAACTAATCCTATTGCAAGACCAACTTCATCACCTTTTTTCATTGGTGCTTCCTTTGGACATGCAGGATTCTCTATAAAAATTAATGTTTGACCATCTTGCTTAGTAGCAATCATCACACCCATAACCTCATCGCCAGAAGATAGTTTGGCAACTCCATAGAATTCGTGGTCGTGTCTGATGTATTGAATCATTTTTTGAAAGATACTTTAGTGACTTCATAATCAAATTTCTCTTCGTCGTAAATTTTCATTCTTTCAATAAGATGACGAAAAGTGTAGTTGTAGGATTGACCCCTTGAGCAATCATCTGCTATGTCATACAACATTGCTTGTGCTTTGTTGTCCCCCTTTCTCAAAACTCGTCCTATAGACTGTAAGTTTCTTACTCTAGATTTACTGGGTGATGCAAAAATAACATTATGAAGGTTACGGATATTTATACCTGTAGAAAACGTGCCATATGATGCAAGGATGATAGCGTTAGTTTCTTTCTCGCAAATCTTTCTTGCCTCTTCACGTGCTACAGCATCAACACCGCCATGTATAAAGAAAACTTTTGTGCCTTCTTTTACCTTACTATTTAGCATTTCCCACAAGGGCTCACCATGCTTCTCGACGTAGTTAAAAAGTATCAATGTATTTCCTGCAACATCTATTGCTAAATTACATATAAAATTATTACGTTTAGGGTGTGATATTAGATAATCTATCTCTTGATGATATGAATCAAAAGGCACATGACCATGATTTAAAAGACATATCTTTACTTTCAATGGTGTAAGTTGACCTTTTTTCATAAGGTCTGCTGTGCTAGTAACTTTATCACATCTACCAAAGAGACCTTCTAGTATTAATTGATGGCATTCCATACCATCTAGTGTCCCTGTTAGACCGACGCGGTATTTACTGTCATGACATTTAGAAAGTATACCAGTCAGTGATTTTGCTTTGTATAAGTGTGCTTCATCACCTATGATGACGTCAAATCTTTCAAAGAAGTTTTTCTTTTCTTTGTATATACTCTGCCATGTAGATATAACAACTGGTTTTTCTGTATATTTTTCTCTGCCTGCCATAATCTCATGGACGTTTGCATTAGCATTCCATCCATAATCTTTGAAGTCTTGTTTTAATTGTGATACCAGTGATGTGGTAGGCACAATGATAAGTATATTTCTTTGCGCTGCTCTATGCCATCTTACTAATCCGTAGATGATGAGGGATTTTCCTGAGCCCGTTGGGGATAATAAAAGTTTGCGACGCTGTTTAATAGCTTGGAATATTGCTTTGAGTTGGTAATCTCTTGCCTTGAAAGGTAACCGTAGATGTTTAACGAAAGTCGCAATCCCCTCAGGTGTGACATAGTCTTCTTCCTCGTTGGGTAGTCCATAAAACTTTGAGTCTTTAAGGGTAAACTCATAACCCTTTTCTTCCAGATAATCTGTTAGGTAATCGTAGAGACCAACATATATCTCACCTGTACCTGGTGAATATAATCTAATCTTTCCATCCCAAAATCGCCTCTTATACTGAGGCATATACTTTGCACCTGGAACCTCAAACTGAAAGAATTCACTTAACTCTTTATGTAAGTGTTGCTCTCCTTCAACTCGTAGATAAACCTCATTCTTTTTTGAGATGGTTATCATCTAACACCATAATACTTGATAATGTCCATAGTATTCTTAATAGCAAACCCTCGCGAGTCTATCTGTTTAAGTATCCTATCAATACAATTTATACAAGTTTCTAGGTAGTCTATTTTCTGGTTTGCCTTACATATATCTGGGTCACTATTGATGTATACATCTAAGTCACCTTTCAATATCTTAAGGTCAAATGGATTTTCTCTGTATACTTCTGATGGTGCTTTACCTGAGTAGTATTCCCATTTCAATCTATACAATACATTCTTTTTAGTTTGTGCCTCTGATAGCATCAACTTAAATGAATTGTAAAATTGAATATACTTAGCATGAAGACGTGGTGTTTCCATACTATCGTTTGCTAGTAACTCAGGCAATTCTCTGTGGTCAAAGA